AGCCAGATAAAAAGCAAACCGGCAAAGTCAAATGGTTCAATAACGAAAAAGGATATGGTTTCATCCTTCCTGACTCAGGCGAACCAGAATTATTCGCACATTTCTCCTCTATTCTTTCCAAAGGCTACCGCTCACTTAGCGCCGGTCAATCCGTAGAATTTCATACCAAGCCCACAGACAAAGGGTTTCATGCAATTGATATTACTTCTCTTGATTTGATGGATATCAAACAAGAGGTGAAGTCATGAAACATACAATACTATTAATACTTCTTGCCTTGCTATGCACTGCTTGTGAATACATACCAAATACGGTTTATGAAATAGAAACTATCGATGGGCAAATAATAAAATTATCATGTCCTGTCATGGATGATGCGAACACTTATACCAATATAATTGAGAATTACTGTGTGGTAATAAAATCATGAATACAGTAACAGTTAAGGGTAAGGTTTATCAGGTTGATGCATTGTATTCTGACGGTGATGGGGAGGTAGGAAGGCTAAAGAAAGCAAGCCAGGATCATGATTATCCGTTTGTTCTAAGATTTAATGAGGCAAATGGCGAAAGAACAAAGCCATGCAAGGATTTATATGAGATTCAATCGCCAAGAGGCGTCATAAAAGACGCACCAATAGAGCCAGAGAATAACAACTGGTACATGTGTGAAGACCACAAAGGAAGGTCAGCGGTGTTGCATTATATCAATGATGGCTGGCTTGATAGCCGTGGTCAGACAGTTACCTCGGTAGCAGCGCTATATAAAATGGTGAAGGCATGAATTACGGTGATATAGGCGAAGCAAGGAGGAAGGCAGAACAGGACATTGAGATGGCGAATGCCGCAGTCAGGCAAGCAACTCAATTAATTACTGGGCATTTAAGGTCATCCGGGGTATGGGATGACGTTCTTAGCTCTTTAAAGAAAGAGCTTAAAAACTACAATATGCATACTGGTGTTTGGAAGGATTAAAGATATGAAATACAAAGGCTTAAACGTCCCAAGCGGCGCCACTCATTACATGCCAGAGTCGACTGACTATCACGAAGCTTTCTTTAAGAAACGTGGTGACAATTGGTATACATACCACGACGAAAGATTGGTTAGGTCCAACAGAATACTGGTCGTGATTGATCTTGAAGAGCTGCCACCGCCATGTCCGCGCTGCCAAGGCATAGGCACCACTCAGATGAACGGTCTACCCGGCGAATTTGGAGCTTGCATAGCCACTTGCTATGGTTGTGGTGGTACCGGCATTAATACTTTTCTTCAAAGCGTTTCTATGGGCCTTCAGGATTGGACACCAGATGTGCCAGATCCATACATACCAGAGGTGGGTGAGGAGTGTGAATGGCACATAGGATCAATAAGCAGAACAGGGACTTATGTCGGTGTGAGCAGTCGTGGTAGTCATGTAGTTGAAATAGAAGGTGAATTCAAATCGTATTACGCTGTACAAATCGAATTCCACCCCCTTAAAACAGTGCGTGAAAAGACTCACGATGCCGCGCTAAAAATCCTTGGTTCTATTTGTGAAGAGGACACTCCTAGCTTGAGTGACAGCATCCTGGAACTGTATGATGCTGGGATGCTAGCTCTACCAAAGGATAAATAGATTTCCCCCGCGTGGACGTTCGCTATGCTGGTGGGTTAGCCGTGATTCATCCAACCTTGATGATAGCGCCTCAACATTAACCAGTGAATAAACGTCTAGCCAAGGCCTATTTCAGCCTATTAAGCCAGTGCCCCGAGCTGGTGGTGACAGAGAGGGGAACCTTTAATTAATCAGGCGGAATCAATAATGAAGAAAATAATACTTTTATTATTAATAATTTTGGTGATATCAACATGCAGTTGTTCAACTAACCAACCTAACCATCTGAAAAGAATGGAGGATAATGCCGGTTATAATATCAAAGACTTGATTGCCCAATGCCAAGCCGAGCAACATGAAAAGTGTTATCCGGTGGTGTTATCTCTAACCATGGTGCATCGTATGCAAAAAGCTATGAAGGCTTATAACTTACTGGAAGAGAGTATTTAACAGCACATCACAGTATAAGGGGATAGATACATGACAGACCAATGTAAGCACTGCACAGTTAGAGGCGATATAAAGTCATGTAGGGTTACGCCATGTCATAAGCATGAAGACTGGTATTCTAAGCAATTACAGGCAGAGCTAGACGCTGCTAATGCTCATGTTGCTGCATTACATCACGCATTAAACGATCAAGTAAATGACTGCATTAACTTCGATGGGTCCATGCTGACGGTGGCGGTTATGGAGCGCAGTACTAAGGTATTGGTCAGGACGCCACCCCAATCGCTTGCAGATATACAGGCCGAGGCTATCCATGATCTGCGCCAGCAAGGGTTTGAATTTAGTGTTGAGTTTAGGTTTACTGATAAGTGGGCAATCAGCACGACAGACATTGATGATTACGCCAATAAACTAATAGGGGATAACAATGGATGACTTTGGGTTCTTTATTTTTTTGGCAGTTCTTTTAGTTTGCTTTATTGGTGAACCTGATTTAGTTGATCGCTTAATATGGGGGCAGGGACATCCAATCCTGGAGCAAATACGAAATGGCGCGATAGAGGATGACGAGTGATGGATTTACCAACTAAGATATATCTGGCTAGTATCGTATTTTTTGTTATCTATATTTTCAGCATGAAGACTGTGGCAAGTATGGGAGTTAAATTGAACGACAATATACATCTTTTTACTGGTTATGGGTTGTTGTCTACCTTAGTTTATACTGCTGGAATGGCGCTCTATTGGATATTTAAGTTATTTAACTAAAGGGGGGGGGGTGATATGAAAGATCTAATATCAATTATGGACGAAATGAAACATAACCAGGTTGGTAATTACGTTATTGCTGGGCTGGATAGCTATATGATTGGAGGAGATAATAAAGGATGTGTTCGGTTTTTTGAGAATAGCCGGAACCAACAGGATGCCATTACTCCGCATAGCCATAGATTTAATTTCACTTGCCTTGTTGTGAAGGGTTGGGTAAGAAATCGCATTTGGTCAGCAACAACTGAAGAGGATAGTGATTTCTTTGAGGTTTCAGAATTATATTATGGAGGTGAGATTGGATCGCATGACAAGCAATTTATTGAACGCAGTTTTTGGAAATATAGTGATAAGGAGTTTGCGCAACGTGAAGTTTACAGTATGAAAGCTTCCGAAGTTCATTCTATTATATTCAGTAAAGGTGCGAAGGTTCTATTTTTTGAAGGACCTAGTGTAAGTGAAAAATCAATCATCCTTGAACCAGTAGTTAGAGGCGAAGTTATACCAACTTTTGTGAAGCCGGAATGGATGTTTCAACCGATTAAATCGGCTCAATCATGAGACTACCAACAGAATACGACGAAGACCGTGAATATGACCAGACTGGGAGTGAGGTAAATGATTGATTGGGACAAGCCGCTAGAATGTGACCATGGATCTATCGAGGATGTAAAGGCTGATTATCAAGCGGCTACGGTGTGTATTGGCAGTGTGCGGTATAGTGTCGGCATGGATGGAATAGCACCCACCATGCTAGGTCACCACTTTGATGTACGCAATGCAATAAGCCGTAAAGAAAGATTGCATTTGTCTTGGGGTATAACTGCCCAACACTGAAAGCATTACTAGAGGAGATAGATCAATGAATCACAATAAACATAAACGATTTGACAGAACGGTGTGGGCATTCAAGTGTGATTTCACAGGTGCTTTGGCTAAATGGTTGGTCCGTCAATCCCCGTATACTGTCCCAGATAATTTAGCCAGGTGTATTGAGGACTTTCATGAGAAGCTAGACCAAATAGCTGTATTTGATACTGCGGGCATGGCAGAGATCAATCTCATGACCTTAACCGAGAAAGTAGACAGTATTTTGCACAGTATTCCCTACATTATGCATCTGAACGAATGCCGAGACGGTCATGGTTTCATGAACCTCTATGGAACTGATCCTAATCCTGATGAAGATTTTATTGACATTACAGCCGTCGCTCAGAATATAACCTGTGATTTTGCCGACACAGCTGACGCGCAATTATGGCTGGATAAGGATATACCGGTTTGTGGCATTAAATCATGACTAATACCAACAAAGACCTACTTGCAACCACAAAATAAAGGCATAACATGCACAACCTATTTTCATACGACACTGAAACAACCAAATTGCCAGAATGGAAAATCCCTTCTGACCACCCAACCCAGCCACACATGGTTCAACTGGCAGCAACATTGGTTCACCCTGAAACCCGCAAGGTCATCCAGTCAATGGACGTGATCATTAAGCCCGATGGCTGGGATATCTCTCCTGAGACAATTGAAATTCACGGCATTACCACTGAATACGCCATGGACGTGGGTATTCCTGAAAAACTGGCTTTAGAAATGTTCCTGGCTATGCGCGGTGATGCTGAACGTATTGCTTATAACAAGACATTTGATCAACGGATTATCCGCATAGCCTGTAAGCGCTACCTCGATGACGCAGCCATTGAGAAGTGGGCCATTAAAGACGACCACCATTGTTCAATGCGTATGGCTCAAAAATTATTGGGCGGAAAAACTCCAAAGCTTATTAATGCTTACAAAGACCTCACAGGTAAAACCCTTGAAGACGCTCACTCTGCCATGGCTGATACCAATGCCTCAACTGAAGTTTACTTTGCAGTTTTAGATACGCAGAAATTGTAATGGCAAGCAGTCAAGATAATTTATCACAAGAGCAGGAAGATCTATCTAAAGGTCTCACAAGGTTACAGCGGATGTTTGCTATTAATTTAGCTGATCCTGATATAAGCCAAAGGAAAGCTTTAAGGAAGGCGGGCAGTAAGATTAAGACTGATAGGTCATTGGACGCAGCAGCCTCTAGGATGTTAGCAGACGTTAAGGTAAGGGCTTTCTATGACTCTTTGGTGAAACAGGCTGAGACGAGCGCCGTGTTGACGAGAGAGCGTGCCTTGGAGAGCTTATCTGAGAATGCAGAGCAGGCAGAGGAGCACAGGGACCAGCACCAGGCTATTAAGCAACTTTCTACCATGCAGGGCTGGGAGGCGCCTAAGAAATCAGAGATAACCGGCAAAGACGGCGGACCTATCCAGGTTCAAGATATGAGCGATGCTGAATTGAAAGAAATCATTAAAAGAGGTAAAAGATGAAAGATTACATCGGCACTACACGAGTTCTAGGAACTCCCATGACTCGCCTAGGTTACGATACTTACCGAGGCTGGCCACTGCCTGAAGACGAGAATGGGTCGGATGAGGGTTACCTGGTCGAAAACCTGGATGGAGGCACGCCAAATCACCCCGATCATGCAGGCTATATTTCGTGGTCACCGGCAGAGCAGTTTAAAAACGCCTACCACAATACAGCGGTTAGTATGTCCTTTGGTCACGCCACTGTGTTGGCCGAGGTGGGCTGTAAGGTGGCTCGTGCTGGCTGGAATGGCTCAGGCATGTACGCATTGATAATGCCTGGCTTCCCTGAGGGCGTACCGGCCAACAAACAAACCGCACTGGCCCACGGCGTTCAGGAGGGCACCATAATACGAATTCGTCCGTACTGGGTGCTGATGACCGCCCAAGGCGATGTGGCTATGTGGGCACCCTCTGGCTCAGATTCCCTGGCAAATGATTGGGTTGTTATAGTTTCAAAATAGACTCTTAACAATGCTCAAATTTTCACCCCTACTGTGTCACGCGTTAATTCGCTATCCAGGTAGGGGTTTTTAATGTCCAGAATACCTTGCTTGTGGCCACATATGGGTTATAGTGTGGGCACACATAAGGGAGAAGAGTATGAAATATGCGAAAAAAGACCAGCGGGTGACTCACCCTTTATACGGTAACGGTATTGTTGAGCAGGATTCTGTCACCGTTGACACGAACCAATGGTCAGGAGTAGCTGCATGGTGCATATTTCATAACCCTAAGACCGCTATATCTTCAGGTTGGCCTTACATGGTGCCAGTGGACGATCTTACAGATTTAATTAACCACAAGGGAATGACATGAAAAAACTAGATGTTAGATTTGATACTGAAAAGGTTAATGAGAAGCTATTTGATATTGCTATCGCTATTGGTGATGGAATGGAGTGCAGCAAGTCAGAGATAGTAAGAGCTGCGCTAAACATCGGCATTAACAGCCTGCTATTAAGCAAACCAAAGGTGCGCATTAATCTTATAAATGAGAATAAATAATGTCTGACCAGATCAAGCGGGACAAGGTAATGGAGGTGGTGAAGTAATGGAATACCAAGAAGCGTGTGAAAAATTAGCCCTGATGATTATTAAGGATAATTACGCCAGGGTGAGCTATGGCTGGCCAATTGTAAGAATGGCACTAACCAGCGAGTGCAAGTAGATAAGAAATAAGTACTTAATGACTAGGGAAGAACTTGAACTAATTGCATCAGCTCAGCTTGAAATAGAGCGAAGAGAAGGATCTAAAACCGTTATCGGTATAGTTCATCCTGACGGGCATTTAATGCGCTCAATTAAGCGTGAAGGTGACGGGTTCATTGAAACCGATGAAGAACCCGGGCTTTACGTTGCAGAGAAGCTGGAACCGGTATTTACCCGGCCCAAGCGTTTAACTTGCATTATCGGCGGTAGGGCCTCGGGCAAGTCCATTGGCATTGGGGATTTGATTTGTGTTGAGGTGCATGACAATCAAAAGAATGCCCTATGCCTACGTGAATACCAGTCATCCGTTGCTGACTCTGTTCATGGCCTGCTTAAGAGCGAGATTAGCCGTCTATCCTTGGATGGGTTTGATATCAATGATAAGACTATTTCACATTGTGCCGGCGGAATGGTTCGATTTAACGGCATGGCCAGGAACCCCGAGTCGGTCAAATCTGCATTTGGCTTTGATAATATGTGGACAGAAGAGGCGCAATTCCTCAGTTCTAAATCCCTCAAGGTATTAACTCCCACCGCACGTAACAAACCAGTCAACGGGTTACCTGGTCAGCTCAAGGAAATCGAGAGCGACGAAGTGGATCTGTCATCCGTTAAACTGCTGTTTACCGCTAACCCCAACTCCTCTGCAGATCCATTTAGCCAGCGCTTTATAGTTCCATTCCAGCACGCCCTGGACCAGCACGGCATATATGAGGATGATTTGCATTTATTAATAGTTATGAATTGGCGGGATAATCCATGGTATAAAGCATCCGGTGTAGAAGGCGAGAGGCTATTTGATTTGGAAAACACATCTTCAGCAAATTATAATCACATTTGGGAGGGAAAATTTAACGATGAAGTGGACGGCTCCATAATCAAAGTTGAATGGTTCGACGCTGCCATTGATGCCCATGGGTATGCCATCAGGCACGGTTCTATTATCGAAAGGGTGGTTTGCAAGGATGACGGGGAAATCGACGTAGGCTGCGACTGGGCCACTATCATGGCTCTTCATGATAAGGCTGACTGGTTCACTTGGGATGGTGACGGCATTGGTACCGGTCTAAAGCGTCAAGTTTCAGACGCATTTAAGGGTAAGACCTGCAAATTCCACATGTTCCGGGGCTCACTATCAGGGTCTGGCCAGGACAACGCCACTAAGATTTTTGATAAGGTAGATGGCGATAATGCAGAGGCTAAGGCTAAGACCTACGCCGATACATTTAAGAACAATCGGGCACAATATTACATCTTATTAGCCAGAAGGTTTTACAATACCTATCGGTGTGTGGTAAAGGGTGAATACGTTGCCCCTGAAGACATGATAAGCTTAGACTCCGAAGGCATAGAAGAAATGGAGCGGTTGCGTTCTGAATTGTGCCGGATACCTAAAAAAGATAACAACACCGGCTTACAGCAGATCATGAGCAAGGCAGATATGAAGAAGCTAGGTATCGAATCACCAAATATGGGCGACTCTGTAATGATGACTATGTGGGGCCCTAAAACCACTAAGACTTGGGATAAAATTGATTATCCTAAAAAAGGGATCGTTTAATGGCCAAGATGACTGATGATGTCCTGCTGACCTACCTCAATGCAGCTGAGGCGCAAAGCATCCATGCTTCAGATGAGTTGAATGGCCTGAATCGTCAGCTATACGAGTTCTATAACGGCGACCCGATGGGTAATGAGGTCGACGATGAGTCCCAGGTTATATCAACAGATGTTTTCGATTTGGTAGAAGCTGACATGCCATCCCTCGTGCGTATATTCCTCGGCGCCAATGAAATCCTGAAGTTTTCCCCTATTAGCGATACCGATAGAGAGCGCGAAATAGCAGAAGAAAAAACCAAATATATCAATCAGTTAGTGCGCAGCCAGCCGGGTGCCTATAAAACCATATTTGATTGGTTAAAGGGCGCTGAGATTTACAAATACAGTGCGGTTAATTTTGGTTTTGAAGAAGAAGACACAGTAAAAATTGTTGAATATGAAGGACTTAGCGAGGAAGAGTTCGCAGAAATTACCATCGAGTTACAACTTCAAGAGCAAGACGGCGCAGCCGTAGAGATTGAAGAAATTAAGCGGGAACCAAAAGACAAGCTGAAGGACATGAAGGCCACTATTAAAAAAACCATTGGCCGATACTTTGTACGCTATATAAACCCTGAAGAATTTGTTATCACCACTGGAGCCACCAGTGTTGAAGAAGCGCAGATGGTTGGCCATGACACGATTATCACAAAAGCTGATCTCGTCGCCATGGGATTTCCTGCTGATCAGGTTGAAGCTCTACCCAGCGTCAATCCATCAAATACAATCAACAAAGAAAACCGCCTAAGAGCACAGGGTGGTACCCCCGATGGGAACGATATTGACTGGACCGGCCAATTAATCAAATTAGAGACTCGGTACCTTAAAGTGGACCAGGATGGCGACGGCATAGCGGAGCGATTACGGATACTTAAGGTCGGCGAAGAGATTTTAATGAATGAGCCACACGAAATCGCAGACTATGCGGTACTGGTATCCGTGCTAATGCCCGGCCAGTTGATTGGCAAGAGCCGGGCAGAAATTACCATGGAGACACAGGAAATTAAAACTGTGTTATTGCGCCAAACCATGATGAATATGTATCAAGTCAACTCTGCGCGAATGGCCATTAACGAAAATGTGAATATGGATGACATGCTGACCCAACGTATCGGGGGCATCGTCCGTGTAGATGGTGAAACTAATCCATTGCAAAATATAGCTCCGCTGCCTACGCCATTCATAGGTGATAAGGCCTTAATGATTATTCAATACGCAGATTCAGCCAGGGCACAGCGCACAGGGTCACTATTGGCCAGTCAGGCCCTAGATACCAATAAGCTTGGCCAGGAGACAGCAACACGGTTTACCGGTGTAGAAGATGCCAGCCAGGCCAAGATAGAGCTTGTTGCCCGGGGCCACGCTGAAACAGGGTTTACTGATTTGTTCCGGGGGATGTTATGGACCGTCACCCACTTCCAGAAAGAAAAAACCGAGATAATGGTATTAGGCAAGCCATTAACCATCGACCCACGCAGATGGCTAAGTGATCAGCCAATCATTTGTAACGTCGGCCTGGGCGCC